TAGTGTATTATGTACACACTTACTAACAAAGAGAGGACAGTATGGCATATATTAACGCACAAGAAGTTGCAGCAATCCGCGCAGAACTTAAAGCGCAGTTGCCAGAGTACAAGTTTGGTGTTCGCAAAGGCCCGGGCAGTTTGAGTGTAGAAGTGTCCATTCTTAGCGGCCCTGTTGACTTCGGACACGAACATAAAGAAGTAAATCACTATTGGATGCATCAGCACTTTGCGGATCGTCCAGACGCACTTGCAGTGTTAGAGCAAGTAGAGCAAATTATCAAAACTGCTCCAGCTAACGCACCCGGCGGTAGTATGTGGTTTGACAAAAGTGACAGCATGACAGATTACTTCCACACTGCGTTCTACTACCACATTCACGTAGGTAAGTGGAACACTCCATACACGTGTACTAAGGCATACGCATAATAAAAAAAGGAGCAGTTTACTGCTCCTTTTTGTTGACAACAACTTTTGATTAGTGTACTATAAACACACTTAAACAAAGGAGCGATACTATGTTAACAGTAAATCACACTACCCGTTCATATTCAGGCAAGGCAGGTTGCATGTGCGGCTGCTTAGGCAACTACAACGAAAGCGAGCGTGTTCGTAAGTCAGCTATTACTGCATTACTCAAGGACCCGCGCACGCATCTCGACGCATGGGGTGACGGCGGCTGCTTGCATATTACAACTGACACTCGCATCCGTGCGCTGTACTTAACTCCAGAAGGTGTTGAAGTAGTGCGTGCAATGGGTACTATTCCAGTTGAACAATTATAGTTGACAGTGGCACAAGGAAGTGTTACTATGTACACACTTAAACAACGCAAAGGAGCTTTACTATGTTAACATTAAAAAACGTAACTCACGCACAAGACTTTATTGCATTTAACTTTGCATGCGACGTTGTAGTTAAATGCAGCGGCGATGGACTCTGGGGGTGTGAAGCAGGGCGTAAAGTACACGTTACTGGCATTAACATTATTAAGGACAACTATGAAGATTGTTACAGCGAGCACAACACTGTAACAGTAAACGTAGAGCACGACAGCACTTGGGATATTTACAGTGACAACGGCTTTGCAGAAGCTATTAGTAAACTGCTTAACATGGATGTTAGCTTTACTGAACAAGGCATGCAAGAAGATGAACTTGCAAGCATGGAAGCATTTGCAACACAAGACTAATAATAGTACAGAAGTAGTAGACAAGTGCTACTACTTCTGCTATACTTCAGCAATAAACTACCCAATTGGAGAACACTATGGCCGCCGCTAACGTCGACGTAACACTAAACGCATTTAACGACAGTGGTTTAGTCGTTGGCACAACTAATATGGACTTAACTACTGCTCAAGTATCCGACATTGTCGACCACGCTGCACAATTAATCTTAGTAGCGGATACAGTAGACGACTTTGAGAGCGCAGACTTTGCTGCTGTATTAGCAAACTTACGTGAAGCATTAGAAGCTGCTGGCGTAGTGTAGCAGGCCCTGCTGCTTATGTGTGCAACGAAACTTTTTTAATTATGTGGGTTGACATTTGATGTTATGTTTGTTAATATATACACACTTAAACAAAGGAGAGCATTATGGCATTAGTTTTAGCTAATACTAACGACTTGCGTGACAGCATGGTAGACGCAATTGCTCGCTTTGAAGTTGAAATTGACTTAGCGTTAATGGAAGAAAGCGAAGTTGATGAACTTAAAAAATGGTGTAAAGAGCACAGCATTGAAGAGATTTACGATGTTGAGCTTGGTATACTAAATGTTGAACAGCTATAGGAGCACAATATGACACGTAGACTAATGACTGTTGCCGAACTTGAACGTGCATGCATCAAACGCGGCATTGAACTTCCAAAGAAAAACAAGTGGTACGAAGTAGCACTTGCAGAGCGACTGCACGAGCACAAGCGTCAACAGGAATTGGAAGACGAGCGCTGGTTTGAATTACACGGTGAACTACCACCACTTGGATATGACAAAGACGGCAACCCATTTTGGTAACCGAAATAAAAGCAAGTGGAGTTAGCCATGGATATCGAAAGACATGTAGATGAGGATGGAGATGTTTGGTGGCGTCTACCGCATGGGCAACTACATCGCGAAGATGGACCAGCCGTCGAATTTGCATCCGGAACTCAAATGTGGATTAAGCACGGCAAGCAGCATCGCGAAGATGGACCAGCTGTGGTGTATCACAGCAGCGCACGCGAGTGGTACTTAAACGACAAGGAATATACCTTTGCTGAATGGCTTGACCTAGTCGCCGAAACGCCAGAACAACGCACACTATTATTGCTCAAGTGGAGTTGATATGAAACACGGTAAAGTATTAGATGTGTTTGGCAACACACGGTGGTATGTAAATAACCGTCTTCATCGAACCGATGGTCCTGCAATCATATGTCCAACCGGCTCTCAAGCTTGGTATTTACATAACAAATACCATCGCGAAGACGGCCCTGCAATTGAATTAGCAAACGGCGATTGTGAGTGGTATTTGTATGGTCAGCTGTATACATTTAGTGAATGGCTTGACCTGGTTAACTGCACGCCAGAACAACGCACACTATTATTGCTCAAGTGGAGTTGACAAACGTATCATACCGTGTTAGTATATACACACTTAAACAACGGAGGTGCACTATGCAAACTAAATCACAAATTATGAAGCAAATTGCCGAAGCACACAACATTCCTTTCATTGACGTTAAGCTAGCGGAGATAGAAGCAGAGGATGTACTATTTACACACTTAAACAACGTAGAGGAAGCACATTATGGCAAAAGTTCAACTAAATGAAATGCGTGAAGGTTCGCGGATTATAGTACGCGGTAGTTGGGGAAGTGGCAACCAAGTTGTTGGTGTGGTTACTGACGTTTGTAAAGATGTTAAGAACGGCATTCCGGGCGTTGATTACACTGTCGAAAGCACAGGTGCAACGCACTGGGCATACTTAGATCAAGTTGACCAAATATTAACCTATTAACAGATTTTGCATAGTAGTACGCTCCTTTAGCGCATCACACGATGCGCTTTTTTTTGGCTGGCGTACTGGCCCCGCTGCTTACAATCGAGACGTTGCCTTTCGATATAGTTCTTCTTACGCCTGCAACCTATCATAAGATTTTTGATTAATGTTTAATTTTAATTCAATTAGAGATCCCGGTCAATGGATCTCTTTCACGCGCCCCTACCGGCGCCCCAGCAACTACTTCGCTATTTTATCGAGTCTGCAATCATAACTAACAAGATAACAAGCGTCGTGTGGTGTAAAATGCTGTGCCCCAACTATGTTTCTGCACGAACCCACGATACAATAACTCTGAGTTTAGATTGAATTATAGATCGATTAAGATCAAGGTTAATCTTATATAGGTTAATCGATGATTGTTTATCAACATTTGTAGGTCACCATATCAAACTTCTGTGCCCCAACTGTGTACTAAGTAATCATTAGAACGGTTAGCTGCATCATTATTTCGTTTACGTATGCTTATAGTATGTAAGTGGTTATGTGTACTTGGTTTGCTTATGCAGGTGTTAGTGGAGTTGTATAAAGTTGTATACTTCTACTCTATGCGGTTCAGTTAATTCTGAAACACGATAACACAACTTCACTTCACTGTCAACCGATTTTCGTTCACTCTTTGACACCCAAGGGGCGCGTGGGTTTTGATACCAAGGTGAATTATTCTTGTAGGACTCTCTTCACAACCCATTCTATCACTCACGCAGTGGCCCCGCTGTGCTTGCATACACACGCACGTACATGTATACGCACGTATATGTATATACACACGCAAGGAAAATAAATTCAAAAAAGTTTATTAAAATGGTTGACACTTAAATCCATAAGCATTAATATGTAGAAACTTAATGCAAACAACAGAGGAGCAATTAAGTATGTCTACTAACACTACTGCTTTACAAACTGCTGTATCATTCCGCAACGACACACGCCGCCAGCGTGCTTACGAGCTTTTTGTTAGCACACTGCCAACTCGTGCTACTGTAAGCGACACTGCGTTCCGCAAGAACATTTTGAACACCCTGCAAACTGAGTTCAACATGAGCGTTGCAAGTGCTGCTGCTACTTACAACATTGTCAAGCACGCTGCAACTACTGCGGGCTTGTGTGAGCAATTCGGACGCGATCCGGAGACACGCAAACTGCAAGCACGTGCGCCTAAGATTGAACTTGGCATGGTAAACGTAGTACGTGCAAAAGACGGTGCAATTGTAGCACAAGGCGTTGCACGCAAGCAAGCAGAAGAAATGTTGGCAAAAGCAATTGCACAGAAGAAAGCTAAACTGGAAATTGCGTAAGCATAGCACAACACATGTAAAAAAGCAAGCAGCAATGCTTGCTTTTTTTTATGCATGCAGCGTTGGGGCACAACAAGTACGCGCACGCTGCTGCGCTGAAATTATTTGCAATTTATTTGCGTTTAATGCTTGCATTAAACTTAAAAGCGTGTACAATAAGCAGTATGTTAAACAACACAAGTAAAAACGCTATGTACAACAGCAGCACAACAGCAGTTTTTTTTGCAGCAGCAGCTTGCATTTTGCTTGCGCTTGTATTAACATGTACAACAACAATTAACGTACTTGGAGCTTTACTATGAATGTAGATAAAATTAAGCAATACGTAACAGTTGACAACGAACAAGCGTTGCTTGTAATTGACGCTAACGTGCAGCTTGGCAACGTTACAATTGAACGCATTACGTTTACAGTTGACATTGTAGGTGAAGACAATGACTACTACAACGGCGACTTAGCTGTGCATTACACGCACGCACTGTACGACGAAAGCATTGACGACGACGAGCAAGACGAAGCTGTACACGATGCAGTTAGCAGCTTTTACGACGGGCAATATGACGACATTGTGCAACAGTTGCTTGTAAGCGCAGGCTTTAGCGTAGACGCAGCACAGCAAGTAGACACTAGCGAAAGTGGCATGCAAGACTTGCTACGTGCTAGTTACGACGCACAAAGCATTGCAGACGAAGTACGTGCAGCATTAGCGTAGTAGCACAAAACGCGCATTAAAGCAAGTGTAACAGCTTGCTTTAATGCAATTAAATAATTGCAAAAAACAGTTGCAATTATTATTAAGTATGTTATTATAAACACGTAGCTTAATAAAGCTACTTAACTTTAACTTAACGTAGGTACTATGTATGCAAAACGTAAACACTAAAACTTATGCAAACATTTTAGCAACAGCGCAAACATTGCGCGTGTATGCAGTAGACGAAGAAAGCACTGACGTTGCATTACGCAAGCTAGCAGAGCAGTTTTTTAACGAACACGAAGCAGTTGTGCGCGAAGACGGCGACGAATACGCAGCAGTTGCAGAGCTTATTGTGCGTGCGCTATTAGGCGACGAAGCGTACGACAGTGACGACGAACAAGGCATTGACGCGCAAAGCGACTTTGATTATTACGCAGCGTACTTTACAAATAAGTTAGTGTGCTAATTACTAGCACACTTTAAGTAAAAAAGCAAGCAGCAATGCTTGCTTTTTTTTTGGCTGTTATACGCAACAATTTTTTAACAAATGCAAAACTTACACACGCGGGTTACACATGTACGCGCCCCAATTGGCCCCGCTGCTTACGTGTGCGCATTAATTAGTTGGGGCACAGAAGTTGCTTGCGTTTGCTGCTTTTATGTGTTATATTAGCTGCACTAATTAAATTAAAATAAATTAAAAAAGTGCTTGTATTAGCTGCTTAATGTGTTATTATATACACGTAGCTTATAAAGGCTACGTAACTTTAGCTTTAACTTTAAGCGTGTACAACTATGCAAAACGTAAACATTAAAACTTACGCAACTGTATTAGCAACAACGTACTACGCGCTTAACCAACGGAGCAATTTATGGCAGTAGTTATTACTAGCGAAAACGAACTGCGCGACAGTATGGCAGTTGACTTGGAACGCGGCAGCATTGAGATTGACTTAGCGTTAATGGGCGAACACGACTTCGACGAAATTAAACAAATGGTGCAAAGAGCGCAACATTAATACGCTGTACGACGTTGAAGAAGGGCGTATTGACTTTTAACGTAGCATTAAACTAAAGCAAAAAGCAAGCAGCAATGCTTGCTTTTTTTATGCGCGTAATACGCAACAATTTTTTAACAAATGCAAAACTTACACACGCGGGTTACACATGTACGCGCCCCAACTAACAACATTAAGCACGTACACAATGTGGGGCACAACAACTTATGTCCGCACACTGCTGCACTAAAATTATTTGCATTTTTTATTAAAAAACACTTGCATTGTGTTTTAATACACGTATAATACGTAGTATGTTAAACAATACAAGTAAGCAACACTATGTACAACAGCAGCGCAACAGCAGTAAAATTTTTTGCAGTAGTAGCTTGCGTTGTGCTTGCTTGTGTGTTAACATGCACAACAACAATTAACGTACTTGGAGCTTTACTATGAATGTAGATAAAATTAAGCAAAACATTACAATGCAAGACAACTTTGCGCTGTTAAACATTGACGTTAACGTGCAAGGTGGAGACGTTACAATTGAGCGCATTACGTTTAGCGTAGACGTTGTAGGCGAAGACAATGACTACTACAACGGCGATTTAGCTGTACATTGGACGCACACGCTATACGATGCTGATGTAGAAGACGACGAGCAAGACGAAGCTGTGCTAGGTGTTGTAGAAAGCTTTTACGACGGTGTATACAACGATGTTGTACACAAGCTGTTAGCAAAAGCAGGCTTTAGCGCAGAAGCAGCAGCAAGTGTTGAAAGTAGTGAAAGTGGCATGCAAGACTTGCTACGTGCTAGTTTTGATGCTAATGCAATTGCAAACGAAGTGCGTGCAGCGTTGCAGCAGTAACATGTAGCACAGTTTAAGTAAAAAAGCAAGCAGCAATGCTTGCTTTTTTTATGTGCGTAATACGTAACATTTTTTTAACAAATATACAACAACATGGCCCCGCTGCTTACGTGTGCGTGGGGCGCAGCAATATGCAGCAGTTTGCGCAGTTGCGCTAAAATTATTTGTATTTTTTTATAAAAAACACTTGCAATTGCTTACAAGTGTGTTAATATAAGCACGTAGCTTAATAAAGCTACTTAACTTTAACTTTAACTATAAGTGTATAAATTATGCAAAACAAACAAACTACTAATATGTTTACTACGCTATTGCTTGTAAACAACTTTACGCACACTGCTGCTTTGCAAACAACGCAAGCACAAGCAGCAGTACGCAAATTAACCCTTGTACACGCAGCAGCGTTTGCTACAATGCAGTTTACACGTAGCAACAACTTTGCAGAAGCATGCGCAGAAGCAGAAGTGTACGCACGCAGCGTACTAGGCGAGCTAACGCAATACGAACAACTGTGGCTAGACAGCTTAGTGCAAGAAATGGTAGAAGACGACTGTGAGTGCGACTGGCTTACAGCAACTACATAGTTAGCACACTTTAAGTTAAAAAGCAAGCAGCAATGCTTGCTTTTTTTTGGCTGTTATACGCAACATTTTTTTAACAAATGCACAACAAAAGTGTGCGGGTTGTGTTATTGCGTGCCCCAGGTGACCCCGCTGCTTACGTGCATAGCTGGGGCACAACAACAAATTCTCGCGCAGTTGTCTTGTTAACGTAAAAAACTTTACATTGTAAAGTATTAAAAAACACTTGCATTGTGTTTTAATACACGTATAATACGTAGTATGTAGCTTAAAGCAGTAGCTACTAAACACTGTAAGTTTAACTTAACTATAAGCGTACTTTATTATGTATAAAATTACTTTAGTTAGTACTAGCGTTTACAAAAACGCTACAAACGTGTTAGCAGCAGCTAATGTTATTTTAACAAGCAACACAGCAGCTACTTTGCAGTACACAAATACACGTGTTTATATTACGTGTAGCACGTTGCAAATTGCACAGCAAATTGCAGCGCAGTTAACGCAAATGCTTAATGTTAACTGTAAAGTGCAAGTTACAAAGCACGCAAGCGTTAAGCGTGCAACTGCGTTTAACTTTGCAGAGTTACAGCAAGCGTTAGCGTAACAGTTAGCACAACACATGTAAAAAAGCAAGCACTTAGCTTGCTTTTTTTATGCGCGTAATACGCAACATTTTTTTAACAACTGCACAACAAAAGTGTGCGGGTTGTGTTTTTGCGCGCCCCATCACAGCCCCGCTGCTTACTGCGTAGTTGGGGCACAACAACACTGCACGCTTTTTTTACGCTTAAAATAATTTGCATTTTTTATAAAAAAACACTTGCATTGTGTTTTAATACACGTATAATACGTAGTATGTAGCTTAAAGCAGTAGCTACTAAACACTGTAAGTTTAACTAATATAAGTGTATAAAATTATGTGCAACTTTGTTAACGTGCAAACGCAATTATTAAATGTTATTACAACGCAAGTTAAGCAGCGCAACTTTGCGCTTGCGCTTACTACGTACAACGCTTTTGCTGCAACTAACGCAACACGCAGCAATATGCAATTTGCTGACAGCGATTACAGTTATACGCTGTACATGCAATACGTAAGCATGCTACACAATAAATTGCAAGCAAAAAACAAGCGTAAAGCGCAACAAGCAGTAAGTGCGCTATACTGCATGCTTGATGTACTTTATTAAGCACTAGCACAACACATGTAAAAAAGCAAGCACTTAGCTTGCTTTTTTTATGCGCGTAATACGCAACATTTTTTTAACAAATGCACAACAAAAGTGCGCGGGTTTTGTTATTGCGCGCCCCAACTAACAACACTAAGCACGTACACACTGGGGCACGCAAAATACACAGCAACACTGCACGTTTTTATTACGCATAAAATAATTTGCATTTTTTATAAAAAACACTTGCATTGTGTTTTAATACACGTATAATACGTAGTATGTAGCTTAAAGCAGTAGCTACTACATAGTAAGTTTAACTAACATAGCGTGTAACATTATGCAAACACAAATTGCAACACAAATTGCACAGTTATTAGCTAGTAATAGCGTAACTTTTGCACAAGTAGTTTACAACGCGCAAGTTGCAACAGCAGCAGCGCACAAAGCAGTAAACATTACTAAAACTGTAAGCGCAAACGTGCAGCTTTTTAGCAACATTAGTGCGTTTACAAGCGTGTACGCAAATGCAGTAAAGCGTAGCGCAGCAAACTATAACAACAACAGCGCAAACGTGCAGCAGTTTACAGCACAGCAAAGCTACTTTACGCACACACCCTGTTATAGCATTGTGCAGCACAACAGCAACAGTAACTTGTACTTGTATTGCATTTATAACAGCGTTAAAAGTAGCACGTACTACATTAACAACGTAGTAGCTACTAAGCAGCAAGTAGCGCAATACTTAACTAAAAGCGCAGCAGCTAAGCTGTTACACAACAACACAGAAGTGTATAACGCAACGCACAACGTAACGCATAACGTGCAAGTGCGTACTATTGCGCTAAGCAATTTAGTTAGCATTACAGCTAACAAGTGTACGCTAGTGTTTTAAGCACTAGCACACTTTATGTAAAAAAGCAAGCTAAGTGCTTGCTTTTTTTATGTGTGTAATACGCAACATTTTTTTAACAAATGCACAACAAAAGTGCGCGGGTTGTGTTATTGCGTGCCCCATAGGCCCCGCTGCTTACGTGTGCGCGTGTATTACTTGTTGGGGCACAGTAATTTGCTTGTATGCTGCACAGTTGCGTGTTATAATAACTACATAGCTTAAAGCAAACTTAAAGTAAGTAATGCAAAATAAATTAAAAATAATGCTTGCAATTTATTTTTGCAGTGTTATTATATACACAAGCAAGCAGCAATACGCTTGCTAAAAACAAACAACAACAACTTTAACGCACGTAGGTAACATTTATGCAACATGCACAATTTATTAAACAACACTTTACAGCAGCAAAAGCAAACAGCATTTGTTACGCACTTAAAGTGCTTAACATGCAGCAAGCATTACACTTGTTTGAAGACGCACAACAACGCAGCGCAACTTACGTAAACAGTATGTTAGCAGCACTGTACAACAAGCGTGTTACTAACGTGCGTTATGTATACAACGCACAAACGCAGCAATACGTTGTAGCGTAACACACAGCGCACACTGTAATAAAGTAAAAGCAAGCAGCAATGCTTGCTTTTTTTATGCGCGTAGTACGCAACATTTTTTTAACAAATGCACAACAAAAGTGCGCGGGTTTTGCACTCACGCGCCCCTGTTTCACAAAGTGAGCGGACATATCCGGCCCCGCTGCTTACGTGCGTAACTTGGGGCGCGTGAATTACTTGCTTTTGCTTTGCGTGTGTGTTATAGTAGTTGCATTAAATAAATTAAAAAAACACTTGCATTGTGTTTTAATACACGTATAATATGCAGTATGTAGCGTAAACAGTAGCTACTACATAGTAAGTTTAACTAACATAAGTGTATAAAATTATGTACAAATTTAGCTTAAACGCAATGCAAGCAAAGCAGCAAGCAGTAATTTGCTTAACTAGCAACACAGCTAGTAACATGCAATACTTAGTACACAACGCAGCATTAAGTGCAGTGCTTGTAAACACAGCGTACTACACAGATGACAACTGTATTGTGTGCTACGCAACTAATAAAACTGTTGCAACATTTACTTGCACTAATAAGCACATTACAGGCTACATTGTAAACAACGTAGCGCACACAGCAGCATTGTACGCAATGTTTAATAAAATGTTACAAGTACATGCGTTAAGCACAGCGTAACAGTTAGCACACTTTAAGCAAAAAAGCAAGCATTTAGCTTGCTTTTTTTATGCGTGCAATACGCAACATTTTTTTAACATAGTTACGTGTACTTGCTGCGCCCCTATAAGCCCCGCTGTAGTATGGGGCACACAAAATACACAACGCACTGCTGCGTTTGCGTACAGCGTGTACTAAAAATAAATTTAAAAAAGCACTTGTTTTGTGCGCATAAACGTGTACAATAACACTATGTAGCTTAAAGCAGTAGCTACTACACAAGTAAGTTTAATTAACATAAGTGTAACAAACTATGTACAAAATTACTTTAGTTGCAAAAAACACAGCACGTGCTGCAAGTTTTACAAAAACACTAGCTAACGTGCTTAATTTAAGCAATGTAGCTGCAACGCTACAATACACTAGTACGCGTGTTTATATTACGTGCGCTACGCTACAAGCTGCACAGCAAGTAGCAATGCTGTTGCTTAAAACTAACGCAATTTTTAAAATGCGCACTACTAAGCAAGCGCAAGTTGCTAACGCGCATGTTTATTGCGCAAACAGTAACGCGCAATTAGCGCTACTGTAGCTAGCACACTTTAAGCAAAAAAGCAAGCATTTAGCTTGCTTTTTTTATGCGTGCAATACGCAACATTTTTTTAACATAGTTACGTGTACTTGCTGCGCCCCTATAGGCCCCGCTGTAGCATGGGGCACACAAAATACACACACGCAGCGTGCAAGTGTTGCTTTGTTTTTTGCGTTATTTGGGGCGCAGCAAGTACACAACGCGCTGCTGCGTGTTTGCGTGTGCTTAAAAATAAATTAAAATAATGCTTGCGCTTTACGCTTAAACGTGCACAATAACACTATGTAGCTTAATGCAGTAGCTACTACACACTGTAAGTTTAATTAACATAAGTGTAACAAATTATGTACAAAAATGTAACAACTGCAATAATACAGTTTTTTAACATAATAAAACAACAGTGTAACAAAAACATTACAATTGTACTTGTACGCAAAATGCAACACATTATTAACATATTGTGCGTGCGTGCAACATAAAATTTACAAGCACACTTTTATAAAAAAAGCAAGCAGCAATGCTTGCTTTTTTTATGCACGTTATAAAATAAAAAAAATAAAAACGCTTGCAATTTTGTGTGCCCCATGTTATTATAATTAAAAATTAAAACTTTTGCGTGCAGTATGGGGCACAGCAAGTACACAACTACACATGCACTACATGCACTAAAACAAATGCGTAGCTGCACTGTGTATATTGCGCGCCCCTATAGGCCCCGCTGTAGCATGGGGCACAGCAACTATGCAGCGTACTGCTGCGTGTTTGCGTGTGCTTAAAAATAAATTAAAATAATGCTTGCTTTGCGCACAACAGTTTGTTATAGTATTAACAATTAAAGCGTACTAAGCAGTTTAAAGCGTAAGCAACTAATAACTAAAACTAAAAAATAATGCTTGCTTTGCGCACTAAAAGCGTGTACAATAACACTGTAAGTTTAACTAATAAAAGTGTAACAACTATGTATAAGCAGCACAGCGTTTACGTTTACTACTAAGCTAAAGCTATAACAGCAGCGCAGCGTGTGCATTGCAGCGCAGCGTGTGCATTGCAGCGCAGCTTAACGCGCAGCTTAACGCGCAGCGCAAAACAATTTAAAAAAATAAAGCAAGCTAAACGCTTGCTTTTTTTATGTGCGCAATAAAATAAAAAAAAATATTTAAGCTTGCAACTGTGTGTGCCCCATGTTATAAAAAATAAAGTCAGGGGGGCACAGTAAGTACGTTACGCTTAGTTTTTTTATTTTGTTATTGTTTTATTGTTTTTTCTTACTTAGTGGTCATAAATCACCACCTTGAAATGATAAGTACTCCACCTAGTTTTTTTACGCAGGAATTTTTTTACCCTGCAGGACCCATTTCGGACTCTGCTCCCACTCTGCTCCCACTCTTTATAAATACACTATGAACACTACAAACAACAACAACAATAATTCCATACAAGAACAGTATCAATATGTTGAACCAGCACCGTACACACAGCAGCAATCAGCGCCGGTTAATTCTGTTACTAGCTCTGTTACTAGCTCAGTTACACTTGTTGAGCAATCTGTTAACCGTCAGCAACACAGTATTAACACACTGTTAGAAAAAGTTTCATATTTAGAACGAGAGCTTAAACGCACACTTGAACGTTGTCGTATACTAGAAGAAACGGTTAGTAGCTTGCGTATTCGACGCTAGCTATTATATACAACCGTGTTTTCTCCCACTCTATATAAACTCTAACCTTTCACGTGTGCATTTCGCTGTTTTAAAAAATGCGCGGGGGAATTTTTTTAGTGTAAAACCCCATTTCATACTGTGTTACTCACTGTGTTACTCACTGTCTAACTGATAAACTATACGTTAAGATAAATATGTATTAGTATAATTAGGAATTTATTTTACCGTGAAACTTAATGAATTGTTTAGTAATATGCACAGCATGCAAGTGCTCGAAGCTCCCATTCCAGGAACCATGGAACCGCAAGTGTTTAATGATCGCGAGTTAAGCTTTGTTCGCATGCTAAGACACGCTGTTGAACGAGCTGAACGTGTTGGAACTGGGTCATCGCGAATTGCATTTAAAGTTGGCTATCAAGGAAGACCCACTGTGTTTAAACTAGCATACAATCGCGCTGGGTTATTTCAAAATCGCGCTGAAATTAAATTACTTAAACACGTTAAGTCACCGATACTAATACCAATGATCGATTATGATATGGTTAATCCTTCGCCACGGTGGATTAATGTTGAATACGCTGAGCCGGCACAAGAGCAGTATTTTATGCAGCAGTTTGGTATAAGCTCTAGCGTATTCTTTATGTATGTTAGAGCAACTTATGCCGAGTTTTCAGAGTTGCTCGCTGAGATAGAAAGTAAATTTGCTAGAATAAACTTAAGTCAAGACCACAGGGGAGCTATAGAATACTATACCGCTGAGATTGTTGACATTGCTAAAAAGACAGGGTTAGCTGTTGGCGATGTTGCTGAAATAGATAACTGGGGTTGGTATAATCGTCAGCTAGTGTTACTTGATGCTGGATTTACTGATGATTTATGGACGATCATCCGCGACGATATGCTTGACGTTAACAACGTAAAAGAAATTGTAGATGAAGTGTTTTAAGGATGAAAGCTGCGGTGGTGAATGATAATATGATGCTTTTTGTTGCGAAATCTAATGTGTGTAAAAAAATCGCGCTAACCGCAGCTACGCTGCTTGGGGACTCTGTAGGGTGGTTATGAGAATATTTAAGAACTTAATGGAAAGCAGTGCGACGATATCGCCCGAAGAGGCAGTAGAGTGGCTACAAGCAAATCGTGAAACTGCTAGTGTCAGTGAAATTGCAAAGTACGAAAACGTTGTTTCACAAGATCCCAAGGAGGCACGTGAGTATGCTTGGCCCTTTGTCCGCAATGGCCAAGCCGTACCTGAAACGATAGTAAACGGTATTGCTGGTAATCACCAGCAGGCTCATTTTTATGCCGAGTTACTCGTCAACAAAAATCTAGATGTACCTGAAATAATAGTAAAAGGTATTGCCGAAAATCCAGACGAGGCACGTAAGTATGCCTTGAAACTCATTAGCAAAGATCTAGAAGTACCTAAAATAATTCTAGAAGGCATTGCTAAAAATTCTTATACAGCCGTTTTTTACGCCGAAGTTGTTAGCAACGACCTAAGCAAACCTCAAGCCGTACCTGAAATAATCCTAAACGGCATTGCTAACGACTCTGAGGGAGCCCGCCAATATGCTGTAAAACTCATTAACAAAGAAAAGACAGTACCTAAAATAATTCTAAAAGGTATAGCAAAAGAACCCAAGGCTGCATATGATTATGCAACACTTCTTGTTATTAGAAATAAAGACGTACCTGAAATAATTCTAAAAGTTATAGCAGGAGAATCCAAATCTCGCAACGAGCAAGCAGGAAAACCTGAAACTGCATATGATTATGCAATGTTTCTTTTTAATAGAAATAAAGACATCCCCGAAACAATTCTAAAAGGGATTGCTAAGGGCAAGATGCAAGAGCGAGATATTATTTTAAAAAACGACGAATTCACTCATAAATACATCATGGCAGTTTATCGAGACGTTTACCCAAGACGAGCAGACTTAATGAAAAACGATCGTGGAATTACTGATCCGGTACATAGATACATTGCTGCTTATATTTCTAACTTACCTATTCGTGGTGGCATTACTAACGACCCGGAAATTGAAGCATTATATAAACAGGAAATACTATGAGAATATTTAAGAACTTGGTGGAAGACAACACATACACACTAGAAGACTATATAAGTGATTGGTTAGACAGTTATAATTCATCATTGGGGGACGAGTATTATGATCAAGAAAACGATGAATATTTTCGTGGGCCGAGCCACACCGAACAAGTTGACCTTGACTATATTCGAAAGGAGATGGAGCCATACCTTGCCCTTGAATATATTCAACAAACCGACAACATTGACGAGGACGAACTTAGCGACGCTCTAGATTATATTGCAAGAAATGGCGAAACTGCTTACAAATTTGCAAACACTAGCCCAAAATCTCGTTTTATTGACGGTGAGGAGGAGATTGCCCAATCGAGCAACACTCTAGAGAAATATGTCAATAACGTGTTATCTGAAGTTCTTAGCGCAGACGAACTACGTAGGGTTCTTGCTGATTTTGCTAAGAACTATGTTCCTGAATTATACGGTATGAATAATAAAAAAATTCTTTCGGCAGCGTTAGAGCGAGAAGTTATTTTACGCAATGACGAATTTACTCATAAATACATTATGACACGTTATAAAGATATCTACCCAAGACGAGCAGACTTAATGAAAGACGATCGTGGAATCACTGATCCGGTACATAGATACATTGCTGCATACATTTCTAACTTACCTATTCGTAGTGGCATTACTGGCGATCCAGAAATAGAAGCATTGTATAAGCAGGAAATACTATGAGATTATTTAAGAACTTGGTTGAAAGCAGGAAAAAGATAACACCCGATGAGGCATTTGCGTGGCTAAAGTTAAACCGTGAAACTGCACACTTTCAGGATGTTGAAAAATACGAGCGGGTTGTTGCTAAAGACTCTGATCAAGCATATAAATATGCCATCTATCTTTTAGACACCTTTTACATAATCGCACCAGACGTAATCTTAAAAAGAATTGCAGTTTTACCATGGGATGCATGTGATTATGCTATAAATCTCATCGACAAAACAAAACATGTTCCTTCCATAATTTTAAAAGGAATGACTGAGAATAATTATTGGGTATCTAAGTTTGTTAAACATTACGCCAACCATCAAAATGCTAAATGGATGTTAGCAGTAATAACTACAAATTTAACAATAGCACGTGCATATGCTGAAGAACTTATTATAAGTGGCAAAGATGTACATGAAGAGCTCCTGGCTTACTTCGAAAAAGGTTCAGAAAGATCGCATGTTTTTGCCGAAGTCCTTATTACTAATGGTAAAGAAGTGCCTGAAATGTTTGTAAAAAGAATTGCAAAGCATTTATACCATTCATCTGAATATGCTAAGTTTCTTGTCAACAACAAGCAAGAAGTACCCGAAGTAATTTTACGTAGAATTGCTAAAGACCCACAGCATGCGTTTTGGCATGCTAAGCATCTCGTTAATATAAAAAACAAAGTGCCTGAAGTAATTCTAAACAGTGTTGCTTCGATCCCTGCAACTGCTTGCAATTATGCTGTTGAAGTAATTAAAGATAGATTTCCAGCAGGCGAAGAAGCAATTATCAAAGACCAATATTATCTAGAACGATATATCAGAGCAATTCTGATTGAGTTAAAGAAGCCGCCCGGAACGAAATTCGAAAGAGATGTTATATTACTCAACGACGAACTCACTCACTACTACATCATGACCGTTTATAAGGACGTCTACCCAAGACGAGCCGATTTGATGAAAAACGATCTTGGAATTACTGATCCGGTACATAGATACATTGCTGCTTATATTTCTAACTTACCTATTCGTGGTGGCATTACTGGCGATCCAGAAATTGAAGCATTGTATAAGCAGGAAATACTATGAGATTATTTAAGAACTTAGTCGAAAGCAGCAGTACGTGGAAGTATCCGACTCAAGCGTTTAATGCGATTGTTGATTTTGATTCAAGAATCTTGAAGCCTGGGATTTCTAAAGAAGATATTGATACAGCAGAAGATGTGTTTTCTTCCGATGATTTTTATTCAGTGATGTACGCAAAAATTACAAAAAAAGAATTTAAAAAAGGTGAGACAGCAATCGCAGAGCACGGCAGGTATTCATTAGAGTATGCTAGCGAGGTGTTAAAAGGTCCGTTCCCTGCTGGCGAACCAGCAATCGCAGCATCACCAGAGTTTTCGTATGAATATGCTAAGCTAATAGGAAAGTCGTTTAAGCTAGGTGAGCGAACAATCGCTGAGAACAGCTACTATTCATTAGCGTATGCCAGAGAGGTGTTAAAAGGCCCGTTCCCTGCCGGCGAACCGGCAATACTAACCGATAGTTCACGTACTTACTTATATTTTAGTACGATTATTATCGAGTTCGAGGCTCCCGCTACTGCTGACTTCGAAGAACAGTATATTAGCAAATCCGATTATGACAGCAAAGAGTATATCGAAGCCTGTATTTTACCAGCAGGTCAAAAGCCTAAGTCAACAAAACTTTTACCAATGTATAATAATATAAATCTCTGGGATCGAATAACCGTTAAAATTCTCGGAAAGTACTCTGATACCTTTGAATTTAAAGACTATATTCCTCCTAATCTTTTAAAACAAGCTAGACAATCATTTGCAAAAAGTTCGATATTTTCTATGAAATATGCTTACCTTACCGGAAGCCGATTCGAAGATGCTGAACCTATTATTGCAAAGTCAGGCCTAGACTCAGTTAACTATGCTCGACACATTATTAAAGATAGGTTCGAACTAGGAGAAGGTGCAATAATTGCAGAAGCCGAAATGCTTATCAACAACGGTTCTAAAATATCGTCCTCTCTAAAAAACTATATTTACGACTATGTTTTCGACGAAAACAAATTACCACCTGTAAAGTTTGAAAAAATAATTGTATCAGATACTGGTTTACTTCAAAAATATGCCGAATTGTTTGCTGAAAAGTCAACAACAAAATCCAATTCTCGAGAAGTCGAACGAGCTATTATATTACTTAACAACAAATCTTCACATAAATACATCATGGCAGTTTATCGAGACGTTTACCCAAGACGAGCAGACTTAATGAAAAACGATCGTGGAATTACCGACCCGGTACATAGATATATTGCTGCTTATATTTCTAACTTACCTATTCGTGGTGGCATTACTGGCGATCCAGAAATAGAAGCATTGTATAAGCAGGAAATACTATGAGAATATTTAAGAACTTAGTAGAAAGCAGTGACGATTATATTGACGATAAAACTGCTGCAGCGAAGGCATATAACTGGCTAAAAGCAAACTACGACACTGCTAGCGAGCACGATATTGCGAGATATGAAAGGATTGTTGCAAAAAGTGCCGATTGGTCTTATGAGTATGCGGTCGAAGTACTCGATGGCGGTCAATTCAAATTAGGTGAGTCAGCCATTGCGGAAAGTGCTGAGTTTTCGTATTGGTACGCAAACAGAGTATTAGGCGAACCGTTTAAATTAGGCGAACCGGCTATTATTGAAACTGGTTGGGACGGTGATTTTGACGAAGATTATAGTTTCAACTCTGAAAATCTAAATTGGAGCTGGGCCGTTAATTACTTTAACTTTATAATTAATGTTGACGTGTTGCCGTCTGACATATATCTAAAATCACTCATTCAGAATCGCCCTGATTTGTTTTTTATATATCATAGGCATAATCACGATGTTTCTCATCTGTTCGATGACTTTGTGTCAGTGATCGCCAAAGATCCTAAGTACGAAAGAGATGTTATATTACTCAACGACGAACTCACTCACAAATACATCATGACTGTTTACAAAGACGTCTACCCAAGACGAGCAGACTTAATGAAAGACGATCTTGGAATTACTGATCCGGTACATAGATACATTGCTGCTTATATTTCTAACTTACCTATTCGTGGTGGCATTACTGGCGATCCGGAAATTGAAGCATTATATAAACAGGAAATACTATGAGATTATTTCTATAATGATAAATAACATATATTACGAGGATTTAATATGAAAGATTTCGAACAAATTCGAAACCTAATTTCAGCCTTTGAAAATTTCGAAAATACTAAGCCGGCTAACATAGTTTTCGAAGGGCTTATTTTTGAGGCTAGTCGAGTCTATGACGATCTTGTTAAAAACATGACTGTTGATGCTGAACCCGACGCACCTGTTTTTAAAAACAGTAATCAATATCGTGCAGGCACTACAGTGATGCATGACGGAAAGACGTTTAAAGCCAAAGTAGATATTCCTCCATGGACCGGGTTTGATTCTAAACAATGGACCGAAGTTGTGTTAACTCGAAGATCTAAAGCACTCCTTAATGAACTTATTTCTTATCTTCATAAAAACCACGGATTGAGTGCAAGTGCTAAAATCGAAAGATACCGAGATAACGAACATTCTAGCGGCGGAACGAAGAGAGAAAACGGCAACATGGGTGTTGGTATTATAAAACGCACAGTAGACGGTGAAAAAGTAACGACCGGACAAAAGAAAAAAAATAGCGACAATTTTTGGATTGTTAAAGGAAACTTGGGGTTTGCTGGGTTGAACCCGGTTCTTATTTCGGAAAAGAAGATTATCTACCAAGTGTGGATTGCTCGCTTTACCGACCCAACTACTAAACAACCTTTAAGTTTTTCTCAAGTCGAAGGAATGTCTAAACAAATGTTTCAAAGTTTGAGATTTACTATCCAAGTCGAACGGCTCGAAGGGCCACGCATGGGATTGTATGCTAGAACAGAATCAACCCGCGGTGGTAAAGATGTAGAATCTACTGCAATAATGGGTAAACTTCGAAAACTAATTGTTGATCCATCTGCGCCGAAGACTGGTTCTAAAGCAACTGACAATCCTAATTACATGCCTGTGTGGTGGATCCCAGGCGCTCCTCTTACAAACGTTGAAGGCGACAACGTTCGAGCTAAAACCGAGCGAGATGAAGAAGGTAACATTATTTCAACTGATAGTTCGCAATGGGAACGAGATATACCGTCAGACGATGCTGCACGAAATCGATTAAAATCAAAAATAAGAAGTGGTGTAGCTGTTCCTACTCCAAATTCTCCAGAGTTAGCGCGGCTTAAATCTCGATTGACATTGATTATTCAAGGTGCAGACATTGCTGACGACACGCTAGCTAGACGATTAGACAAGCTCGAAAGTGATCAATTTTTAACACTACCTAAAAAAATAGAAACTATTATAAAAGGCATTGATTTTGATTCTAACGGATTACGAATCCTCGAAAGAGAGCTTAGACAAATCTATAGTAGTTCTATCGATACTACGTTGCTCTCCGTTCTTAAAAATTCTAAAGAGTACCAAGAAGACCCGTCGTTTAATGGTTACATGAAAGCATTAACTAAAGGATATCAAGGAAAAAATAGCGAGTTTAGTGATTTTGCTAAAGCATACTTTAAAGACTTCAACCGCATGATTATTACTATCACCTAATTATTTTTTAACTTGTGAATAAAAAGCCGGCATAAGCCGGCTTTTTATTGAGTAAACAACGCACTCACGCAGTGTTAATTAGTAGGTATTCAATATTTGTTATTTAAAATAAGTCCAGTTAGGATAATTAATACCGGCAGCATCTACCAACGATTTAAATGTAAATTCGTTATCTACTATTAAAAACATACTAGAGGCGTTAGCTCTCATTAAGTTTTTTATGTATGATAGCTCAGGCTCTCTAGTCATAGCGAAGTCAGATAACCAAAGTACGTTGTACCCTCTGCTTAACAACGAGATCATGTTATTGTAAAGAGCTTGGTCAACATTTGTTATCCCAGATACTCCTGTTCGAAAAAAGTCTTTCAGTTTTATCGAAGTACTGTTGTTTCTTTTTGATACAGAGTTAGGACTAAAATCAGGCACTTTCCACACTTTATCTGTGTTTGGGTTAGATGCAAAGTATTCAACACTATTTGCATAGGTTGCTATTAATAATAATTCAGAATTATCTTCTTGATCGTATAAATCTTTAACTAATCTAAAAGTTTCTCCTAAAACTCTAGGAAGTATTTCTTCCATCGAACCCGATTGATCTATAACTAATGCAAGTTTTACAATCGGCTTGCTTTTAATCTTTCCCTTTTGTAGAACCGCTGCACCGGTGGCTCCAGCAACTGAAGCTTGAACAGCTGATCTATTGTCTGGTTTTTTATATGATAATGCCGGATTTCGGCCTGCAGGCACAAACTTATTAATTATTTCCTGCCATGATTTTGGATTCTTATATTTGTCTATTACTCTTCTTTCAGGGTTTGCAGATTGGGATCCTTTTGACGACTTGTTACCTTTACGGTTATTAGAATCATTGCTTTCGTCGTCAGTAGCTGTATCGTCGTTGATTCGAGATTCTAAATCTCTAATTGCTCGTTCAAACGCTTCATTAGCTTTGTCAAAGTCTTCTAAATCAGGAAACTCGTCCGAATCTTTGCCATCATCTGATCCTTTGCCATCATCTGACTTATCGCCATCATCTGACTTATCGCCATCATCTGATCCTTTGCCATCATCTGATCCTTTGCCATCATCTGATCCTTTGCTATCGTCTGATCCTTTGCCATCATCTGACTTATCACCATCATCTGACTTATCACCATCATCTGACTTATCGCCATCATCTGATCCTTTGCCATCATCTGACTCGTCATTATTGTTAGGAAGTGGCTTATTTGTAATATCGGAGTCGGGTACTTCCGGGCCATCACCTCCTTTGCCGGGAATAATCGGCGGAATCTCAACATCATTTAAATTCCACTTTCCTTCGTTTAATATACCGCAGATAACTTGTTCGAGCAGCAACGCAGACGGAATTCTATAGTTGACATTTTCAGTTATTACAATCCCTCGCGCAGCCGCTTCGTCTTTTGTTATTTCTCGGATATCAAAAGAACCATCATCGTCAACCCGAGTTACTTCGCCGTATGTATTAGTAGATGTAACTTTGACAATAGTGCCTACTTTTATTTTTTTTACTTTGTGAGCATCATGCCCGTCGGATGTCCCTAAACCAGCGTCATCCAATTTTTTCATTTCTTCCGCTATTGCTTTGAATAAATTCGAGTATTTTCCTTCAAACCTTGGGGTTGCTAAGTTAAATTTTTTACTCCAGAGCCCTAACGGAAGTTGTACATATCCAGTTCTAAGCAGGTTATGATTTGACCGGAAATCAGTTGCATGATTATGAGATCTGTGGAAAGCTTCCGGAATTGTTTTCATTTTTATAAAATCGTCCGATACATAATGTAGAATTTCATGTGCAACTAATGTTTCGATCAAAGACCATGCATCTGGAATGTTGCCGCCGTTACTTTCGTACCAGGGGCGATTTCCCTTAACGTTAGTTATTTTTCCATAATACAAAAGCGCATTCATAAAATTAATATTAAAAATAAATTCGTATCTTTCATATTCTAATGCGGCAGTGTCGAGGCTATTAAATCGTTGTTTATGGCGCAAATTGGTCGGTACTAAATGATAAACAAATTTAGTTAATACCTTTTTAGTATGATATAATTTTATCGGAAAATAATATTTGTATGCTTTTGTTATAATCGTGTTTTTAAATATCTCTTCGTCAAACATCTCTTCAAACGCTGGGTTTTTTTTCTTAAATTCATCCCAAATAATGTAAAATAAAGCAGTCGTCGGTGCTTGAGCTGCCATTTCAGTATACAGGTCAGTAACAGACGCTTTTTTCTGAAGATTCGATATTACCCAGTTTATTCGATCATCAATCTCTTCCGGCGAGATACTGCCTGTCCTTGATAACGTTTCTTTTACAAGGTTAAGTACTTCTTGAAACTCTTCAGAATTAAGATCAGTTTGCTGATAATCGCTAATTGCTGTTACATGTTTTTCGAGCTGATCTGACTCGAATAAGAACTTATATTTGTTTAAAATGCTCATTAGTTATCTCCATCATTTTTCGCGACAAACAAATCGTTTTTACGCATCTCTGCGTCTATTGCTATCGATCGCATGTTGAGTCCATTTAACTGAGAGTCAGGATATACTGTTGTTGCGCTGTGTAGACTCATATCAATGTCTGGTAGAAATACATTTTTTGAAACGTCATTCCATTTGTCCATGAGCTCTTTAAAAAAAGGACTGTTTTTGCCGCTTGCATTACGCACTGGTTCCATCAACTCTATTAAGTTTGTGCTTACAGAACCATATTCTCCTTGGCTGTTTGTTTTCTTAATTACAATATAAAATGCTGTTAAAATAGCGTGTACTCGCTTTGCTCTATTATATAGATCGCGTTCGTTGGTACTATTACCCGGGTAAATATCTGTTAATGAATTCATAAACTGCACCATTGACTCTTGCGGCGATTTTGCTGCCTCGTCGAGCCACTCGTCTATTTCAGGGTCATCATCGATGCCTTTCATTCCAGATTCTGCATAGCTTTCGAGTATATCAACAATATTAATATTCGTTTTAAATCTTATTACATTTTCCATGACAAACTGCTCTATCATTGCGTCAACGCCATCATCGAGTGCATCTTCATAAAAATCACCTTGCGTTAAGCTTTGCGCAAATGCCGATTTTATCTGCCGTTTAAGAAAAGCTATTAGGACGTCAGCTGCTTTATTTTCGTTAGATTTTTCAAGTTCGTCGTTATATCTGTATAACCCGTCAGTGATCTGCGAGAGGAAAGTTTTTAGTATAGCAGTATACCCTCGAGGATCAAAGTAAAAATTTGCTCCAGAAGCTTCTATTATAAATGCTGATAGCTCTTCGTCAGCCCTTTTTAACGTAAACGTCGAATTTAATGTTTGTATAAAATCGTTAGCAAACTTTTCGATGTCTTTGACAGTGTATCCGTACGGTAGACTGTCTTTATCGATATATTCTTCAACAAGAGACGGAATAAGAGTATTGTTAAAATAATCTGTTAGTACAGTCCAACTCGGTACAGCATCAATGATATCGATCGCATCCCGCATGTGATGGGTTAATTTGTGAATTCCTTGGCCGCCTGCTGGGTTCATCGCAGCAACTACTAACATATCATCCGGAAGTGAGTATGCTTCATTAAACTCCTTTTCGAGTATCAATCTTCGCAGAGAGTTAAACGTGTCGAGTTCGTTAACCCGGTTAAATTCATCAAAAAAGACCAAGTATTGATATTTCTGTTTACGTCTGTTGCTTTGTCGGGTTTTTGCTTCATCTGCAGTGATCTCGCCGGATTTTACCAAGCTAGACAACCTCTCGGTAAATTTTTCGTCTGCTGTTTTTCTATTGTCCATGATTTCTTGTAATAGAGGCGGCGCAGTAAACTCGACAGTAGGGTCTGTATTAGGGTCTTTCGGAATCGAAACCCCAACTATAGATTCCGGGTCAATGTTTGTACAGTCAACAGTAATAACTGCCAAATTAAGTGGCGGATCAGTTAATGTGTTTATAATAGAGGTTTTACCGATCCCTGGCAGTCCGCGTACTACAGGAACGTATTTTTTCATTCCGGCATTCTTTTGCAATGATGCTAAGTGTAATAACAGTGTCGTTTTCCAATCGGTTTTGTTTATTTTTTGCGTCCATTCTATGTTTAAGTTAGACATTGACATCAAAGTATTAAAAATTTTATCAATTTTTTCAGAAATATCGGTTAGTACCTGTCCTTCTTCATTACTTAGTTGCTCTTTAATAGTATGCCTTGCACGGTCGATTAGCGTTTGATTTTTTTTATCGAACGGATACAGATCGTTTATTAACAAAACAATTTCAGTCCAACGACGTGGACTAGTACGTAAATCATCAGATTCTTTACTAACGTCTTCGTCTGATAAAGTATTATAAACTACAGTTAACACATCTTTATTGATTTCTGACGCGGTTCCTGCTGTCGATGAAGTTAAGTATCTAAGCCATCGCTTTAGTGTTGGCGCGGGCGGAGTATCCATCCGATATTTTTCGTGTGTAGTCAACCCCATATTAACACCACTATCTTTAACGTTTGATGCTAAAATAATTCCCACCGACGAAGGCAAATAGTTTGGTCCTATTTTACGGTTTGTAATTATGTTTCGCATTACGTTTGTGATAACTGGATCAGACTTACGCAGGAATTCGTCAATAAATAGTATACTCGAAAAATGTGATCGTACCTTTTTATAATTAACTAATATACCTTTGTATCTCGAGTTAGTTTGAATTTCTTTTAAAATACCTTGCAGATGTTTCGGAAGGCTTTGTAGATGTTGCGTTAATTCGCTATCAGAAATCTTTAAGTCTGTTGATTTTTCAAGCATTGTCATTAAATAAGATTTTCCATATACAACACTGTATTTAGGATCTTCGCCCTTAGATGCCGTTGTTGAATTTGGGTCGTCGAGTGTAATAGTCTCAACCCCTTTTTTCTTTTCGCCTGCTGGTGTTGTTATAACAAATGGCAAATTTAAGACATGAACCTGAACAACTGTTGGCGCTTCTAGTACTACTAACCCTAAGCCAAGCATTCTCGCAGTATCTCTTAATAATGTTGTTTTACCAATCCCTGTTGACCCTGCAATAAGCAATGGAACTAGGTTTGACTTATTAATTTGACTTACTAGTTCGTGAATGATTGTTGCATATGGCTGTATATCCTCATCTGTAACGGTATCTAAATCTTTATACAGATCATCGATTGATTTTTTATTCTTAGTAGGGTCTATCGAGGTTTGCACTTCACCAGCCTGCATGGTTTCATTTTCTTTAAAAATTCTTTTTTTCATAGTTAATCCCAATTTTGAATTCGATTATATGTCTCTCGGTCGTTGTTATACAACCATTGCGAATAACTCTCCGAGTACCCATACAATTTTCTATTTGGTCCTTTGACCGTCTCAGACACCGGTTGACTTACAAACGACACAAAAGAATCAATCCAATTATCGTTTTCTACGTATGAACCATTAGCAGAAGCAACATTCATAGTTGACTTTTGCACAGTACGAGATGCAGAAGTCCTGGGCGAAGTTGATGGTACTTGTTCTGCCAATTTCTTTTCGAGCTTATCAATGTGCTTAGCTTTAGCAGATTCTGTTAAAATGTGTTTTGATTTCATACAATCTCCAAATATAGTGTTATTTATCAAACTTAGATAGGATATCTGTAGTGTTTATTTGCGCGTACACGCATTCTATACCTGCGTGTGTGTAGCAAACAAAAAATCCGGCACAATGCAATTCATGCATTACTTCGTGCCACTTATATATAATGTGTTTAATCATAATGTGTTTGGTCAGCTGCTGACATAACTGGTTTTTGTCGTAGCCATTTTGTTAACACCCATTTTTCACCTTCAATTACTGGTTCACTCGAATGTAGGCACAAGTCGGTACTTTGACCGTTTATGTTTGTATATTCAAAATAAACTGCGGACCCGGCTTTTGGCTTGATACTAATATTTAGTTTAGGAAATCGAGTTTCGCCGCCTACAGTTGTATCATTTAGATAAACAACGCATGTTGCGATTCGTTGGCCATACTGTGACAAGTTAGTAACTAGGGTGTCTGTTTTGAACCAGTCTTGATGTGGACTATAAAATTGTCCTGGTTGATAATGCAGCAATTGTAACTTCTCGCCTTGAATAACTGGTATTCTTGTAATGTTTGCTAGAGCTTGTTCTAGATATACTGATTCAGGGCAGCAATTATATGGAATAACTTGTAGATCATTTGTGCGGTGGTCACTTATTACACCGTGAGTTTCACCGACAACCTTTGCTCGTGACAAGTTACTACCTAACTCTATCAGTCGAGTACATTGTTCATGTGTAAGTAAATTATTAAGCACCGCGACCACCGGCGCAGTGTTTAAAAATTCAATCGACACTTGATTAATTTGTGTTACTGCTGTATCGATGTACGGACAGTCAAACGTCGGTATTAATGTTTCAATTGGAGGATTGTTAAACCAGATAGAATTTATTACTAACTCTACATCGTACTTATTAAACGGCCCTTGATACATTACACTACGAACTTGCTCTAAAGAGCATCCACGCTTATGAGATTCTTTTAACCAAGTAATCCAATTGCTAGAAATTGTATTAATCATGTTTCCTCTTAAAGCAAGTCATCGTCATCCCCGAACGAATTTAAAATATCTCGCATCTTAGAGCCAACAACTTCAGCTCGTACTTTTCCGACTGGTTTACCTTCGTCAGGTTCGGCAGGTCTTGTTTCAGTTTTGCGTTTTATTGACTCAATGATCGAGCTGGTTCCGCGATTGGTTGCACCCGATGCTTCTTCTTGCTGATCTTCAGGTAAGTCAGTAATTCGCAAAGTATCGATATTAAATTCTAAGTCGACTTTCATACCCACGCCACTTGAACTACGAGTTTTCATTAGCTGAATTTGATAGCGGCCACGCTCACGCATTGCCCGTGATGTAAAAATACCAAACACATTGTCGGCAGTTTGAATCTTCGATAAGCCGCCCGAAATGTGACTGTGATCAAATTCTACTTCTTCAACCGCTCCACGGTTTAACTGTGCCGCAGTTACAAATACACATTGTAATTCCATTGCTAAATTTCGTAGTTCTTCAGATACATACTTGTCCTTGATAAACAAGTTCTCTGCAGAAATTTTTCTACTTGCTGGCATTAACAAGTCAAGATAGTCAACCAACAGTACATCTAACTTTCTTCCGTATTGTATTTCGTATTCTTTAATATAAGCACGAACGTCATTTGCTGTTTTACCCGATGGCATATATTTAACTTGCAACGCTCCTGACTTTTTACCTATCATTTTTACTTTCATTTCGACGTCATCGATTTGTTTAAAAACATCACGGGTAGAAATTCCAGTAAGCATCGAGTCAATACGCATCGAGACTAATTCTTCGCTTAACTCGAAAGTTAGATACAATACGTTTAATCCATCTAGTGCCCAGTTTACTCCTAGATTTGCTAAAAATAGAGATTTTCCTGCGCCTGAGCCGCCTGCGAAAATGTTAAGTTCTCCTTGGTTCATTCCACCGAATAGCCGCCGGTCTAGCGCTGGCCAGCCTGTGCTAATCTGCCCGTTTTTATCTTTGATTTTCATTAATCGAGCACGCGGATCAGCGAAATAGTCAGTACCCATGTCGCGGCTTAATCCGATTTGCACAGCTTCTTTGATCATTAATTCAACTGCACCATAATCGGATTGTTCGAGTAAATCTGCCGAGGCAATAATTGCACGTTCTAAACTCTTGTGTCTTGTAAACGATTCAAATTCGTCCAGCAACCATTCTCGGTGACCTTCTTTAAGTTCTTCTGGTTGTTTAAAGTCTATTCCACACACTGCATTTATCATTTGGTAGTCAGGTAGTGTAGAATATTCCTTGGCATACTCTGCAAGAAATTCCGCAGCCGTTTGTAGCTTGCGATCAAACAAGGTTGGGTCAAAAATACCAGAACATCGAACAAATGTTTCAGCGTCTGCTAGCATCATTTCTAAATACAATTTTTGAATTGGATAACCGTAGTCTTTATGTTTGTTGTTCATTTACTCAGCTTTTTCTGTTGTAATCGGTCATTTAAGACGTATTTTAGATTTTTTATGGTTTTAACTTATTGTTTTTAAAACGGTTTTTTACTACAAAAATGTCGTTTTTTATGTTTGTTGACGAATCTTTGTCGTTAGTAAGGTTTTAATATCAGTCGGTAATTTAAGAGCCGTTTGTTGCGTTATGTTGTTAATCTTTTGTTGTAACTTCGATCGGTATAAGCTGTACGCGGCTGGGCTACCAACTGCTGTTGCAATACAATCAGCAACTACATACAGCTTCGAGTAACGAGCAACTGCTTCTGCTGGGTCTTTAACATCATCGTCCCAATTCGGAAACGCTACGCTCCAACCTAGCTCAATTGCCCGGTCGGCAAGGTGAAGGCCATTTTTATCTTGATCGGGTATTACAATAATTTCATCAGCTAGACTGTTTATTACGTAAGCTTGCTGGTCGTTAATTGTGCTACCTGTAACTGCTACGCCATTAACTGCTAGTGCGTCAAACGGTCCTTCGACTACAAATAAATACCGCTGGTTATTTAATATTGCGTCAGTGTTAAACACAAAATTCTGAGGGCGATCAGAAAGATATTTAGGTTCCCCTTTTCCGACTTTTCTTGCTGTAAATCCGACATTTACATCGTTGTAAGTAAGCGGCAGAATAACTCGTTGTTTTATCGAAGGATCCGGCGACCACAAAAACCGAGAGTCTAGCGGGTCAAACCCGCGTTCAGATATGTATACTAGCGCATTTAAAAAGCACGGATCAGTTTCGTTTTGTTCAATCCACTCCGATAGTGGCTTGCTTCCTTCTGGCAATGGTTTCGGATCATATTTCGGAATAAACTCCGACGATGCTGCTTTGTAATTTGCTGATTCAGTTTTAAGTGCTTCGAAAATCATTTGATTGATTGTTTGCTGATCAGCACCCATCCATTCCATTAGCGTTCGTAGCTTATACGAAATTGAGCGCCCTGGTTGCCAGCCTGTGGTATAACCGCAATTAAAGCAGTTGTACTGTATACCATCAAGTTCAAACTTTACGCCAGCGCGTTTCTTCTTATCAGCTGAGTGCCCACGATGTTGGCAGCACGGTGCATTAAACGCTATCCAGCCGCTTATTGTTGATTTTGTATTAAATGGTAAGTGTTGTCTAAAAATATCTGGAACTGTCATACTAGCAAGTATAACACAAAAAAGTGTTGTTGTCTATGAAAAATTAGGGCAGTATTCTGCCCTAATGACTTAGTTTACTTTGTCTTTACCTGGTTTTTCTTGTTCAAACGATCCGCCAGTGCCTTGCGATTTCTTGCGACGTTTAACCAAAAAGTATACCACGCCAACAAATAAAATTAACGAAATTAACATTTCCATAACTTTCCTCATCTATATAATATTTTCTGAATTGCCCCTTCAGTTGGTTCATATCGTATTCTAAACCAGTTATAGAGGCCAATGACATTAATCAAAGAAACACCTGCCGGTACTGTTACAACATCGCTCCAGTTAGACGGTGTTCCGCCTTGATCATCTAAGCTGGCTTGTATAACTACATCACCAACAAAGTCGTTGCTATAGTAAAATTGAAAAGTATGCACCGTGGCTGGACTACTAATAGACGGATTTGCGTCAATAATACTACTAATATAAAATTTTTCTTCTGGTTCGCCGAGAGCGGACGGATTAGTATAACTAAATTTGTCTACTATAACGGATGGAGTAAACGACCCGATCACATCGCCGCTAACTGTTATATTTCCAATGGTTCCATATTGGCTATCTATATAAAGCGGTGTTCTAGAAGTTACTGTGTATTGCGTCTCGTTTATATCGCTGCGTGTTTCAGCAACAACAGAGTAATGATACATTCCTTCATCTATTAACTCAACATCTCGCTGCGTTAGTGTAACAAAAATTCGCCCAGAAAGCGGATCACGCACTATACAATCTTTTGAAATCACTATTTTTTTAGTCTCGGCATCGATCAAACTAAATACTACATTGTATGCAGAGATGTCAGTACCTTTTTGATCGTAGTTTTTAACCTGAATGTCGATTCGATTATCTACACTTCGGAAAATTTTTAAATTTCGATTATACACTTTATTGAATCTCTCCATTGGAGGGTTATCGGCATTTATATAACCGACTAATGTATTTCGATATAAATACACTGATGTTTGTTGCATAGAGCTAACCCTTATTATTATATTTATTAAAAAATGAGAATCACAGATAACTTAACCGAAAATTTTCCCTTTATTAGTGTCATTTCGTATATCAATCAAGAATATATCGGAATCATCATTAATCAAGATGCGCAAGTAACCAGTATGTACGACTATAGTTTTTTAAAAACTGAAGCCGAACAACAAAGACTGCTATCTCTTGGTGAGACATGGTGGTGGGAATCTAATCGACAAATACCCATAAATATCTTTTTACTTAATGATATAAAACCGCTAAACTATTCTATAAGGAATTTTGCAACTAAAGATGTTTCGTTGTTATTTGGGCCATGCACTAGTTTAAGCGATATTATTGTTAGGCGTACAAAAAGAAAATCTATTACTTTAGTTAAGAGACCGAAATAGCTTCTTCACACAATAAGTTCATATGAACTACTATTGCCATAGCATAAGAGATTGCGTGACTTTTCTTAAAATAATACTCGCCAGACATTGGCTTAACCCACACTTCTTCAAATATTGTATTCCAATCTTTACCAATTAAGTGCCGCTTTGCAGGCCGAATCATTGAAATTACTGCAGCTAGTTGTTCAACGCTGGTTGGCTTCATTTCCCTTAAAATACCACTGTGGCCGTTTAAATGAAACACTAAATCAGAAAACTCTCGATGTTGTAATAAATCCCAGTTCGGTTCGCGATTTACTAATTGATTTAAATGACTTTCATCTTTAACACTTGAATATATACTAACATTTAAAAAGTCAATCTTAAAAAAACCATGATCGTCCGCTTCATTAAACGGAATAGTACATACTCCAAGTTTTCCATCTACCGGAACGGAATGCAAGTATACTCCAGTAGAATGCCTTACTAGTGTTTTAGATTCATTATCTACACGACTTGCTGGAATATGATCCAGCAGTGATAGTGCAGCTTTTCGGTTTGCTAAGTCAATATCAATATCTGGCATTACGGTATCTCTGCTTCATTTAATACTTCTTTTGCTAATACAACATCTGCAGGTTTTAATTTAAATTGTTGCTTCCAATATGTAGCATCAAGTGTAGTTGAAATGATTTCTAGTTGTTCATCGTTCATGCCTTGTAAGCATTCTCTTCCGCTTTTGCAATTTAATAGTACCCAAGGACTAATTGCTCCATCTTTAATATCTCGCGTAATGCGATTCGATGAAGCATACTTGAAGTAATGTGGCCAGTGTGTTTTTAGCTCGTTGCCCCATTCTATCATCGTCGAAAGAGATCGTTGTATTGCGCTGTCTACTGGCTCAATTTTAATCAGTTCGGAAACATATTGATCGTACAATTCGTCTCTACACCAATGATCTAACTTTACACCACTTTTGATAACGTACTCGATGAATCTTTCAGGATAGATCGGCATAGTGTTCGAAACACAGCTTCCGAATTTTACAAATGCATTGTAATATGGACTATTAGCAAAGTCTTCAAAAGTTTTAAGTTTATCAGATCCTTGGGTAAGTTGATAAAATTTTTGATATGTCATAAGAGCAAACCGAACGTGCTTTTCGTCTTTGCTTAAATGTCTTCGCTTTTTTTCACATACATGAACTGCTAAAGTTTTTTCTTTTAGAAACGACTTATTACAATATTTGCACTTAAAATTTGATTGCAGCGATTTGTTTTTTGTCCCATCCGAGCTTTTCACAGTATTTCTTTATCTCCTCAGTTGATGTAATCTCAGCTAGTGTTTCGATGTCAGCAATCTTTGAATCTGGATGCAAGTTCTTTAAAAACTCGATCTTTTTATTAGATTGCTTCTTCATAGAAATCCACTCATGGTGGAAGATTGTTTTTGCATCATAATTACAAGAACATGCTATTTGCCATGCTAGCTTCGGTTCTTTAAGTAACGTATACATATTTTTATTAAATCTTTCATTTGTTACTAAAACATAGTGTTCTTGTATTTCTGTTTTTGCTTTTACTGAACTAATATACCGATTTAGCGTATAAAACACAACGCTTTTCTTTTCTTCGTCAGTAAATTCGTCCCATGCTTCTCGTCCGTCTAGGTCGATTGCAGCTAATATATCCCGTAATGGTAATGTTGTTTTCATGATTTAACCTTAATTATAAATGATTATGCAAACAAAATCAAGATCATTGTAAATGGTTTAAGAATACAATTTCACTCGACCTAGACACGTCTTTTGCAAAATAACTGCATAGTGGCTTTGAGTCATTTGTTAGAGGAACTGATAAAAGATGATTATTCTTTAACTTTGGAAAGTACCACTTTACATCTTGGTATATGTTAACAATCTCAATCGGTGCATATTCGAATCTAAAACTCGAAATTGGATTATAAACGACTGCTGAAAATCCGCGCTCGTTAATAGAAGTTAGCGGTACAACTTCTGGATCGTTTCCTGCATCAGGATCGCCTACTAGTATACTCCAGTCAAGTGGCATTTGAATCTCGTTTCCGTTAATCAATAGTACAATTGCTGGACTATTAAATGACTCTAAGAATATTAAAGGCATAAAATAAAAGTCCGGATCGAACGGGTTAGAGTTGTCTAAAATCGAAAAGCGTAGATCAATGTCTAATACTTCTGGAAGGTCGTTTAAGTCATATGCGTAGTTTTCAACTGTTAAAATTTTCATTATTTTTCCTTTTTGTTATTTAAGATCCAGACGCTGTTGCCACAGTCCCATATCCGGTCATACTTGTTTAGTTTCATGTTTTCCCATTCAGTAAGGTTGTTGTTGAAACACTCCAAAACTGATTGCTGCTTATGCTTCTGAAACTTAAATCTTGTTTCTAGCCCGTTAAATTTTGTAGTAGAGAAATATTTATATCCTGGAGCTGAATAATGAGAAAACTCAAAATTAAGCAATTTGTACATTGTGCCTGTATATATGCTCCGATCTGCATACGAAATTACAGAGTCTGGATTATATACTTTTAAAAAATGCTTGAATAATTTGCTTGGACCGCCGACAACTGTAGTATGCAAAGTTTGACAGTATCTGATTATTTCCCACGTTGATTTATTATTAAATCGACTCTTTCCAAATGTCATCACTGCAACTATATTACTAGATTCGTCAACTAGAGCAAGGTTGACACTGCTCGCTGCATCACCTTGCAAATGATGTTGCGTTAGGAATTGCTTCTTTGTAAAATGATCAATTGTGATAATTTTAAACTTTCTTGCGTACAGTGTAGTCGACAGCCCTAATGCAGACGAAAGTATCGATTTTACTATTTCTGGTTTTAAACCCCAATCATAATCAGTAATATGAATTAGCCTGTACCCTAACTTATCACACTTTTCAGTTTTTGTTAAGTGATACTTTCTATCTTTTCCGCGTAGCTCTCCGTGCCAAAAAACCCCGTTACATTCAACCGCTAGTTTCTTTTCGGGAATTACGATGTCTAATTCGTGTGGTGATATAATTGTCTTGTCGTTTCCTATAACAGTGCTTCCTAGAAGGGATTCAATGTATAACTTAACCTCTTTTTCGAACCCAGATACACTAAGAGGATTGCACTTTCGACAAATCGGGATACGCCCGTTTATTAATCTATCTGTAAAGATTGCATTACAGGTTGTGCATTTCCAATCATAGTGCTGTTGAGTCCCGCAATACTCATTTTCAGTGAACATCGGTTCAGCTTTATTGTCAACCCGTTCAGACATTGCTCGAAAGTAATTCTTAAACCGAGAATCTTTAATTCGATCAATTACTTCTTGATTCTGAGACGGATTTTCAGTGCCGTACTTCTGCAAGTTTGTGGATTTTATTTTGTCATTAACCCATTGTAACATACGTAGGTTGTCTACCCCGTATATTCGTTGTATTGCTTTTTTTCTTGCACTTACATGTAAATCTTTGTTTTCTTTCCACGTTGCAACTTGCTTTTTAGAAAATTCAGAGTTCTGTGCTGGATTTTCGACCCCATATTTTTCTATATTTGTTTGCTTTCGCTTTTCTGTAACACGTCGTAGTTTACCTGGATTGTCGACGCCTAGCTTTTTAATATAAGACTGTTTAATTTTTTTAACATCGCAAAAGGGATTTTCAACACCATAACGGCTAAGATTAGTTTTTTTTCGTTTTTTTAGAGAAGCTACTTTTTCTTCTTCCGACTTATTCGATTGCGCAATTGAAACACTCTGCATAACTGAGGTCTTTGCACAATTGCATCTATTAGCAGGGCCGCAATATCTGTACCCGACTGCATACGAAATAAACTTTACTTTATTATCCGGGCACTCTTTGTCTTTGCTATGCATAAATCTATACAACGTCTCACCGTCGGAACTATACTTTGGGACAATTAAATCCCAAAGTTTTTTTTCTTTCAACACTAGTATAACGCGACGGCTGTTATTTTGAAACTGTTGCAATAGTGTTACTATTAAGCCTTTAATTTCGTGGTTGTTCATTATCGATTAATCTTTGTTATATTAAATGGATATTGAGCATCTGTGTAAAATCGTTTTCTTTCTGTTAAGTGTTTTTTTGAATATTTGCACGTTGAAGTAATATCCCATATTTGTACAGAATCTTTATCGCTTGCTTTGCGAATTCCACGGCCGATGCTTTGAATAACCCGTATAAAGCTTTTTCCTGGTTCTACAAGAAACAAGTGGAATATGCGAGGTATATTGATGCCCACCGCCGCTACACCGTAAGTTGCAACTATAATTTTATTGCTTGCCGTTTGCACATCTTTATATTCATCTTTTCGGTCGTTGAGTTTCATGCTTCCGCTAATAAAAACTGCGTCTTCGGGGAGTAATCTCATTAGTCGGTTACCGGTTTCGATCCTGTTAATCAATACCAATGTATTGCCAGTTTTCGATTGCTCGATTATTTGCGCAGCTAGCCACTTTAATCTACTTTCGTCGGTGACTAAGAATGTATACTCTTCTTGAAAGTTTCTAAACGTTTGATACTCAACAGTTTGTAAAATATTAATTTTTAATTGTGCTAATACATCTTTTTGTTGCAAGTCGTGGGCAGTAATTCTATGAACAACAGGACCGATTCCGGCTTGAAGACTATGAAATTCCCATTGCTCTTTCGGTATAGTTCCCGTAAGTCCCCATCGAATCGCACAATTCTTAAAGTTCTGCGTTAGCAATTTTAGCAACACGTCAGCTTTCGAGCTGTGGCACTCGTCAATAATTACCGCAACAACCCCTGCTGCAAATTCAGCAAGAGACAATGCTTCGTTGTCGTACGAATTTTTATCTAACACGTTTAGACTTTGCCAAGTACAAATTGTGTGCGTATGATTTAGCTCTTTTCGATCACCGAAATACACGCCAACATCTAGTCCGAGATTGCGGTAGTCTTCTTCGGTTTGTGTTACAAGACTCTTACTAGGCACAATAATAATTGTTCGACCGTACGGTTCGCACAAATGACTAAGTGTTGCAGTAGTTAAAGTTTTCCCAGAACCAGTAGGAACTTCTTGTAACCCTTGTGGATTTTCTAAGAACTTATTTACTACATCATACTGATAATCACGCAACACAATTAGTTGGCCTGCCATTACGTGACCTTCGGGCCAAGTCTTTCCTAACTTGCTCCAGTAATCCTCGCCGATTTGTTCAAATGTTAAATCTATCAGAGTTCGCTTGTCAACTACTTCAAGTTCATACCCGTCGTTTACGACTATCGGCAGTATTATATCAAGATGCGCTAAGTAACCAGTGCCGCCGATACTAAAAAATGTTTTAGTTCCGTCCCAGCGGCCAAGCTTAAATGCAGGCATATGCCGGGCGTATGGCAATTCAAATTTTAATTTGTTTGCTATTTTGCGTCTAGTCTCGATTTCAAGACCTTCTAATTGAATATTAACTTCGTCTTTAATTATTACTTTGCAAACTGACAATTTGTTTATTCCCTTGTGTTAATGGACGACTTTGCCCAATATAAAATGACATAGAAGCCGAATCAAAAATTGATCTAAACTTTTTCTTAATAATTGGATATTTGCAGTTAGTTGCAGCTAGTTTAAAATCGTTTGATATGTCTACTACTCTTTGCTCTAATTCAGTAAACTTTGCACTCACCGGCAAAAACACTACATCAGCTGTCTCCATTGGAGTTGATAATCCAGTCGGAATATTATATGTAAAGGTAAAACCTGACTGCTTTATAATTTCTAATAAATGATGTAACTCTAGGTCCCATGACATAGAATCTAGTATTACTACTGTTTTTATTTTAAATAATTCAACAATATTAAACAAGATCGCAGGGTGTCCCCAAAATTGATTATTGTCTGATGCTGCAATAATTTCATATGGCGTTTGTTTGTGCGGGTGAATTAATCGAAATCCCATTAATTTTGCCAATATCAAATCATGCTCGATATTATTTTTTGAATAAGTGTTCCAGTATAACAATGCGTCTGCTGATGCGTTTACTAGACTTACCGAATCTTGTTTTATAACAGAATGCGGCACATAAGTAAGTTGATTATTTAAAATTGCTATTGCTCTCGATAGTGCTTGTTCAGTAGTTGCATTGTCAAATGATGCATTAAATATTTGTTTTGCTGCTACTACTATCGACGCCTGGCTTGCAGGAATTACGCATTGATTATCAGACACTTCAGCGGCCGGAGTGGATATTGTATGAACCATCTGAAGAATAATATTTTTCGATGACGTAAACACAAAGTCGGTTCCGTTAAACGACAACGTAACTGCATCATTTACAGATTCTGGCCACGTTGGATTTGCAAGTTCGCTAGAAAAGTCAAAGCCGGCGGCGTACCAGTCCATAGCACGATCTTGAAGTAGCTGAATCATTTGGTACTTTTGAATCACCGTAAGGTCTTTTCCAGATTGTACTGTCCGATACATTGCGTTAGTCTTTGCATCGTCAGGATGCACTGTTTCAAAAAACGCATTAAATACATCAATTATTGTTCTTGTCATAATGCTTGTCGCACAATATCATCTTCTACACAGTGTTCGCCGTACTGCACTTCAATTATTTTCAAAGGATTCTCTGTTTCGTTTGCTAGTTGGTGCCAAGCGTTACATTGGATGTTTAATTGTTCGTACTTGTTAAACACTCCTCGAAGATCTTTATTATCGTTGTTTACGGTATACACTGTTGCTTTTCCTTCAGCGACAAACCAAAATTCGCTACGATATTGATGGCGTTGCATGCTTAAGCTTTGTCCGGGATTTACTGTTAGTTCTTTTACTTTTACATTCGGATTAGCTTCGTGCAACACGCGATAATAGCCCCACGGACGAATAGTTTTAGGAAACTTCCATTCTTCAAGAATCCAGCTAGAACTATTTGCTTTGTTACTACCGCCTACTCCAAATTCAAACACAAGATTTTTGTCTTGAATATCCATTTCGGGAATATTGTTACTTGTGCGATCGCCGCCATTTGCAAAAATAATTGTTGCGTTAGGATATTCTTTTCTTACAGTTAAAATTGCATCTTTGGCTGAGTTATCATCGTCGTTAAAAGAAATAACGTTGTCTACAGATTTTAAGCTGCCTACTACTTCTTTTCTTTCCGATAACGGCATAAAAGGTCGACCTTTTTTACGAGTCAGCCATGCGTCGGAATTTAAACCAACAATTAACATGTCGCCAAGCTTACGTGCTTCATTAAAATATTTAAGGTGTCCGGTATGAATAGGATCATATCCGCCGGTACAAATAACAATTCTATATGGTTGCATCATCCAGTCCTGCTGTTCTGAGTTTTACAATATTTGATACTTGCCACTGCATTACATCAAGCGATTTAATAATTCCTAACCACTTGTTTCTTAACAGAGCAAATTCGTTTACAATTTTTTCATACTCAACAACTTCAGTCTCGCCGTCGACAAACTTTTCACAATCTCTTGAACTTAGAGAACGTTGATAGTTCTCTAAGTATTTTCGAAAGTGCCTGCTTCGTATTTGTCGCAACTCGATGTTTAGTAGTTCTAAAATTGCTTCAATTTCTTGTAATTGACTAAATCTAGACTCAACTATTGCCGGCATCGATGCTGCTATTTTTTCAATTCGTCCACTTACACGAGTATCGTGTTTTGCGTTTTGTAATTCCGACTCGAAATAAGTTAACGCATCGATAATTGCCATACCAGTTGCATCATTTGAGACCTTTCGGTACCATATCATAACACATCATACTCGTCGTCGGTGTCTTCTTCGTCGATTGAATAGTTAATCGCAGTATCGAGCGTTTCGTCAGCGCCACGAAGTTCGTAAAGATCACTTTCTTTAATGCCGTGGTCTAACAAGATATTAACTAAGTCATTTGCAGCATCTGCCCGACGCTTAGTAGGAATATATTCAACTAACGCTAACCAAATATCTGAATAAACTTCGTTTGAAATCATTCTTCAACACCTTCCGAAAGTTCTTGCTCGATTTGTGATCTTTCACCTAGCTCAGCTATTTCTTGCATAACTTTATCTAAGCAGCCGTCTTCGTTGCGCTCCCAAGCCTTGCGAAATTTCTTAATAATTTCGCCGTTAGCTAATGTAAATGCCAAGCTGTTACCGTCTTTCTTGATAATCTCTTTGCCTTCAAACAAGTCAACTAACCCACTATACGGACTCATTCCAGTAGTATATGGAATCTTAACTTGTACTGATTCAAATGGCTTTGCATACCGTGTTTTCATAATTTTACAAGCAGCACGAATACCTTTAACTTCACTAATCTTGTTGCCGTCTTCATCTTCTTTTAGTTTAAGCTTTTTCATTGCAACCACTATTGAACTTGCATAAACAAAGCCCTGGCCGCCGGAAATCTTGTCGTCTGGGTCAAACATATCTTGGCTTGCATATGTGTGATTCGTTGCGACTAACCCAACATTATATGATCCAAACATGTTAACGCAGTTACGAACTAGTGCTGTTAGGGCTTTTGGTTTTCTACCCATGTCACCTTTTAAATCTCCTTTGCCAAACTGATCAACGTCAGTCGGGGTTAACAACATGCCTAGTGAGTCAATTACAAATAGTACTCGAGGGCGGTCGTTATCTGGCATTCCTTTGTACTCTTTCATGAATTCTGAGATTGTTTTTGCAACGTCGTCGATCATAGATACATTAAGCTTTAATAGCTTATCTTCTGATGTATCAACTCCTAATGCGTGCAACCACGATTCATCTAGTGCGTTTTCTGAGTCAATTAGAACAACAAAAATACCCTGTTGTTGAGCATTCCTGACTACGTTTCCAGAACAAATGAATGATTTTCCAGATCCACTCTCGCCTGCAAAGACTGTTACTTTGCCAAGTGGGATTCCTTTATTAAAATCACCACTGATTAAATAGTTTAAAGCATAGTTTCCAGTTCCGATCCAGTCAGTTGGATCATGAAACCCAAATCCTAGTCCGTCGATGCTCTTAGTTAACGTTTTTCTAAATTTGCTAATATCAAATGGTTTTGACATAATTTTTTCCTTGGTTTAATATCTAACTAGTTGTTTTGCTATTTTTTTAATTTCTAAAGATGGCTTTAAAGTAAACTAACATCATAAAATTAAAAATAGTGGGGATATACAGCGTGCTAAAATTATATTGTTAGCACGCTGTTATAATTAAATTAACTAGCTTGTCGAGCTTTAATTGCAGCTAAGATTGCCTGTGCTTTTGCATTAGCATCAGTTGCTGGTTGTGCTGGAGCCGGACTAGAAACGGGTTCTGCTTTTACTACTTGTGGAGTAGTATCAAACGGAACATCATCTTCGTCAGTTGCAGTAGATGTAGTGCTACTTGCAGATTGTAACGGAGCACTTGACTGCGGAGTTGCAGATGCAGTAGCTTGGAAGCCAGCTGGTTTGAAATATTGTGCCCAACGATCGGGATCATATGCTTCGCCATTTACTGAGGCTTCGAACATTTCAGCAATAACACGAAGTTCAATTTCTGTTGGTTTTTTAGGTAAGAACTCGTTCAAGTTATGCAAACCATGTGTTTCGATTGCTTGCTGTTCCGCAGTAGTTAACGATCTCTCACGTCGACTCCACTTTGAAGTTGAGTAGTCAGCGAAACCACCTTTGCTTGTTTTTGCAATACGGAAGTCGACACCTCTTAAGAAGTCAGTAGGAAGTTCTTCAAGCTCGGGATCCATTAATGCAGACTTAATGATATTGTAGATCTGAGGGCCGATGATAAATCGACGAATTGGGTTTTCTGGTTTTTGTTCTTCGTTTAGCGCGTCATCAACAACAAAGCCTTGGAAAATATATGATTTTTTCTTCCAATATTTTCTTCCAAGATCTTCTAACGAAGGATCTTTAAACCAGCCGCGTACTTCGGAAAGTACAGGGCAAATTGTACCGTCATTGTACATTTCTACACAAGGTACTTGTACTATAACAGGTTTTGATGTCGGGTCACCTTTAATACCTGCGAACGGTAGTTTGATCATCTGGCGTTCGACCCAGAAA